CGAGCACCTGCGCGAAATGGACGACCTGCGCCAGAGCGTGCAGAACGCCACCTATGAACAGAAAGACCCGCTGCTGATCTACAAACTCGAGTCGTTCCAGCTCTTCTCGAAAATGCTCAACAAAGTCAATGCCGACGTATTGAGCACCCTCAACAAGGCCTACATCCCGGTACGGGAGAATACGGCCGAGAACGTACAGCGCGAACGCCAGGAGCGGGCCAAAGTCGATGTCAATAAGTTGCAGGCTTCGCGCATGCAGGCTGCGGCACAGGCGGGACAGGCCGAAAAACAGAAGCCGATGCCCGTGCATGTCGAGAAAAAAGCCGGCCGCAACGATCCCTGTCCCTGCGGCAGCGGCAAAAAATACAAGAACTGTCACGGCAAAGGTTTATAACCGCAAAAACGGACCGACGATGGGTTACAAGGAAGAGAAACAACACCAGCTCGACATACGCTACCTGCGCATGGCACGCATCTGGGCGGAAAACTCCTACTGCGTGCGCCGCAAGGTCGGGGCGCTGATCGTCAAAGACAAGATGATCATCTCGGACGGCTACAACGGCACGCCGGCCGGCTTCGAGAATATCTGCGAGGACGAAACGGGTAAGACCAAATCCTATGTCCTGCACGCCGAAGCCAACGCCATTACCAAGGTGGCCAAAAGCGCCAACAACTGCGACGGCTCGACGCTCTACATCACCGCCGCCCCTTGTATCGAATGTTCGAAACTGATTATTCAGGCCGGTATCCGACGGGTGGTTTACAGCGACGATTACCGCTCCGAAGAGGGACTCGACCTGCTGCGCCGGGTCGGTATCGAATGCGTACAGATTCCAGGAGAAGAGTAGCCGCCCGGAATTCCGCTGACACGAATCTTCTATCCGCAAACAAATCGAGGGGAGCGTATTCTACGCTCCCCTCGATCTTTTATAAAATTCCGTCAACAACTTACCTCATCCGAGCGAACGACGAGAGTCGCTGAAAAACCACCGGATGCGGTTCCGACTTCATACCGCGATTGCTCCGGAACGAAGCCGTCCGCGCAACAGTTGCACCCTTTCGAGCGACATCCGCCTTGCGCGTCAATACAATATCCGAGCTACCCTGGTAGTCGATACCGTATTCCCCGTAACCGTCGTAAATCACACTTGGATAGTAAATCGCACCATCCGCCTCATAACCTTTAACCGTAAGGGTCTGAAGATCCTCCGAGATTTCGACCTCGAATCTCTTGCCGAACAGGTAATAATTTCCTTCGCCCGACATACCGATCAGATAGTTCTTGTAGTTCTTCAAGTAATGGAACAACGTTTCATCGTCTGCCGGAACACTCACCGTTCCGTCGGATGCAATTTCGAGGAACCACTTGGGTCCATAGTCCTGACGCGCTGCAACCTCATTCCCCTCCCAAGGATTGTACGACTCCGTACCCGGAACTTTTCCGGCCATAAGATCCTCCGGAGTAAAATACGGCAAAGCTCCGTCATAATCGAACCCGAGACATACCAAACGGTTCTGCGCCCGATAGTCCGCCGCTGTCTGCTCATCGGCTCCGGCGGCAATCGTCACGGGGAAGGAAACCTCGATGCCTCCGCCCATTCCGCCGACACGTCCGGTCATGGTCGCCGTCCACTCGCCCTGCAAGGTCGTGAAAAGTTCCGACTCCACCGGCGGCAGCATGGGAGCCGTCGCCGTCCGAGCCAGCTCTTTGGCCAACGCAACGCTACCCTCGGTATTCGCCACTGATACGATCACCACATACTCTGTGTCCGGGTGCAGTTTCCGATGGGAATTCACCGCTCCCTCGGGTTCGAGCATGAGCACAATACTCTCCGAATCGATCGGATTGCCGTAATTCTTAGGCAGCGTTTCATCCGTATAACCGTTTTCGAGATTCGCCTCGTAGTTGCTCTTGGTGTCGAAATAGTAGTAACCCGAAGAGGCATTGGCCGCTTTCATGGTCACGATCAGACTCTTGTGAGGATCATATCCATCCGTTCCGTCACCCGGAACGATCGTAACCTCGATCGTCGGCAATGCCATCTGAGGCTCACCCGAACGACATACAGTTTCGACGATCTCGGTAGGCACATCCCCGACCATACCGTAAACGACCACGCAATAATCGGTATTCGGAGCGATTCCGACGTCCCACACTTTCGTCTGCACGCCCTGAAGCGGTTCGCTGTAACGCAGCAGCATCTTCATCAGTTCCGGACGAGCCATATCCTTGTAATTCAACTCATAATCATCCTTCTCGAAAGGAACGGCATAATATGAATCAACCGCCTCATCAGGCGTTATCTTCACGGCCAGCGCCAGCGAAGTGGTCTTATCCAAATCCTGCTCGACGACGATCTGCGCCTTGGAGTATTCTACCTCTTTCGTAGTCACGGACACCGAGGTTATCTCGCCCTTAATGACACCCTTCTCGTCGCAGACAGCAGCAAGAATCACATAGTCGGCCTTTCCGAGAATGAATATCGTGGTACCGTCGGGGTAAGCGTCGCCGTTCTTTACCGTATAACTCTGGGTGCCCGTACCCCGTTTACCGTCTTTCTGCAACAAGTCGGCCGGCTGGTAAAATACTCCGACCACTCCATCGTAAAAACTCTTATCGTAAACCACGTGCAGGTATTCATTGCCGTCCTTTCCGGCCGTAACGGTATAGGCCAGCGAATTGAAATCGGTATCTCCGGCCTTCAATTCAAGCTTATCGGGTATCTCCTCAGAACCAGGCGGAACGGGAGGAACATCTTCGGTCTTGTCCTTCGAGCAAGCCAACAACCCGCTCAGACAAAGCATCAGCAATAAAAATCTTTTCATAGAACTTCAAGAATAAAATGATACAATAAAATAAACACATAGCGAAATAGTAAATTTGAGAAAAGCGTAGCGAATGTACTGGAACAGCGTTCGTTACGCTATATTTTTCTCTCGGCAAAAAGCCAAAGAAAACCATAATATAGACAAATGACGCAAAAGTTCAGTTACCACATCATTACCCGTGTAATGATGCAATTTTTTTGTGAAACCTAAATTTTGCATCGTTTGGCGTCATTTGTCGTATCTGTCGGTAACTCACTATAAACTAATTTTGTAACCAAAAAAATGAGTGAGTTATGAGAAGTACTTTTAAGGTCTTGTTCTATGTAAAGAAAGGCAGTGAGAAACCCAACGGCAACCTGCCTTTAATGTGCCGCCTTACAGTGGACGGAGAGATTAAACAATTCAGTTGCAAGATGGATGTTCCCTTGCGGCTGTGGGATGTGAAGAACAACCGTGCTTCGGGCAAAAGTGTCGAAGCGCAACGAATCAACATTGCCGTTGATAAAATCCGAGTAGAAGTAAACCGCCGCTATCAGGAACTGATGCAGACGGACGGATATGTTACTGCCGCCAAACTCAAGGATGCCTATCTCGGTATCGGTGTCAAGCAGGAAACCCTGCTAAAACTCTTCGAGCAACACAATACCGAGTTTTCCAAGAAAGTGGGACACAGCAGAGCAAAGGGAACGTTCCAGCGTTATGTGACCGTTTGCAAGCACATCCGTGAGTTCCTGTCCCATACCTACAAGCGTGAGGATATTCCGCTGAAAGAATTGAACCTCACATTCATCAACGACTTCGAGTATTTTTTGCGCACGGAGAAGAAATGCCGTACCAATACCATTTGGGGCTACATGATTGTGCTGAAACACATTATCTCCATAGCAAGGAATGACGGTCGTCTGCCGTTCAATCCATTTGCAGGATATATTAATTCGCCCGAAAGCGTGGACAGGGGATATATCACAAATGAGGAGATACACACGATGATGAACACCGATATGCCCGACAAGACACACGAGCTTGTCCGAGACCTGTTCATCTTTTCCACGTTCACAGGGTTGGCGTATTCCGATGTCAAGAACCTCACGGAAGACAACCTGCAAACATTCTTTGACGGCAATCTATGGATTATCACCCGGAGAAAGAAAACCAACACGGAATCCAATATCAGACTGTTGGATGTTCCCCGAAAGATAATAGAGAAGTACAAAGGCATGACAAGGGACAACAAGGTATTCCCCATGCCGAGCAACACGACTTGCAACAAGAAGTTGAAAACTATTGCCGAGTTGTGCGGTATAAAATCCCGTCTGACCTATCATGTGGCAAGACATTCGGCAGCGACTACAGTCCTATTATCCAACGGAGTACCGATTGAAACCGTCAGCCGACTTTTGGGACATACCAACATAAAGACGACCCAAATCTACGCAAAGATAACCGCCCAAAAGATTAGTCAGGACATGGAAACCCTGTCGCACAGGCTGGAGGATATGGAAAAGAACATTTGCAACGCCATTCAATAACCCTTGAATCAAACGGAAATGAAAAAGGAAAGAAATATCATCACAATGGACGAGTTCGGCAATGTGGTTATGCCGAAAGATATAACCGATGTGTGGATGAACGAAGCCGAGTTGTTGGATTTGTTCGGTGTAACCGTCCCAACCATTCGGGCAGGTATAAAGGCTCTTTGCAAAAGTGGCACATTAAGGGAGTATGAGATAAGGCGCACCATACGCATATCCGATAATTGCAGCATGGAAGCTTACAATCTTGAAACGATAATCGCCCTCGCTTTCCGCATCGGAACATTCGGAGCGGAGCAAGTGCGCAATGCCATTCTGAAAAGACTGTACTTGCGAAAAGAAAAACAAACCGTTTTCTTTTCGCTGACTATGGGTAGGACAAACGGCATACCATTGTCATAAACGTATAAACAGGCACTCTGATTTTTCTCCCGAAAAGCGCAATCCGACAATTCGTTTTTCGGGAGTTTTTTCATCTTCCTAATCCGATTCCAGCCCCAAACCATTGATTTTTTTGTTTCGAGAGGCGTTTTTCCGCATTCTGCTATATTTTGCGTAACAACTTATACATTAAATGCTTATACTTTTGTAGCTGGTATTTTTCAAACTTAAAACCATTTGATTATGTCAGCTAACAAACAACAAGACAGCCACCGATCGCCATTGGATGACGGCATGGCAAAGGAAGAATTCATCCGAGTGGGGACAACGATTTACAAGATTGTAGAGCAACCCAAACTGAACGGAGGGTATATAAGGAAACGTATAGCGTGGAACAACGAAACCCTGCGCCAAGACTACGGCAAGGATTACATCGGCAGCGTTCCCAAGTATGACGGCTTCTGCACCGTA